ATGCGCCAATTAAGTGGATTAGACCTAAGTGATAGAAGCCAAAGCTAGGGATATAGCCGTAGTGCACGAAGTGTTGGCGTTTTTGTTTAGTCTTGTCGTCTGGGTTCCAGTTACGGCGGATAGCCAATACCTCACCGGTACCGCGCTCTAATGTAACGACGTAAGGTAGGGCAATGCCTGTAGGCTCGCCGTCGTCATCCTCGTCTTCGTAACCAGGTAAGTCTATGTCAACGTGCATCTCAAGGATGTGGAAGCGGTCGTCCATCGTGGCATTGAAGCCCATCTTATCTGCGATGCGTTTCTCTACTTCATCCAGTGTATGTGTTGGTTCACCTAAGTCAATATCACGGTAGAAGCCAGCCACTTGTAGTTTGCGTAGTTCATTCTCGGTCTTACGCATTATGTGCGTTACACGTGGTGCTGTTTGTAGGGATGACGCACCATAAGGAACAACGATGTCTTCAGCTGGGACATACAACGCTACTTGGCGCTCTAAACTTGGGTCGTAATATACTTTTTTAAACGCGTTACCGCTTAATCCTAGGCCCCACAGCATGCGTTCGTGCTCTGGTCGATACTCTGGCATACCTTCGGTTAGTTCGAAGTTCATATCCTCTTTAACGCGCTCTGCTGCGTCTTCTTTTTCAGGAGTAATCTTACCGATAATCTGTGTCTTAACCGGACCTGCAGCTGGGAACGTCTCCATCATGGTCTCTGCTTGGAACTTAACCAACGCTTCAGCTAAGAGTGGGTGGTACACCGCACAGGCACCAGGCCACGGCTCGGTTCTATCCTCAATTTTTAAACCTAGTAAGTCAATGCCGTCAACGTATGTGTTTAGCCAGTCTTTGCGAGAGTCTATGTCTGATGTGAAATCACCCAGTAGGTCGCCGGACAACTGCTCTAGTTCCCCGCTGTCCATTTCCTCGGCTAAGTTGGTGTTGAACTCGTCGTCATACTCGCTTTCGGGTTCAAGCTCAATAGTCATGCCATCAGCAGTAATCTCTACGCTTTCTGGATCCTCAATCTCAATTTCTAAATCCGGTTCTGGCAGTGCAGCTGCCAATTCCTCTAACCCTTGTGGGGCTGAGTACAGCCCTTTGTCTATATCGCCTGCCATAATTTATCCTTTATATTGCGTAAAACGCCTTTTTGTTAAACCGTCTATATGAATCATACTCATCCCGCTCGTCCGTCGGCAAGGTTATAAAACCGCCTTTTCTAAAGCGAATCAATGCTTGCGTGGTACTATCCACGTAGTCGTCATGCGTCCCCACCGGGAACTCCGAACATTCTTGTACTACTTCCTGTGCCCAACGCCTATCCGTTGGTGCCCACACCATGCCTGATGCAAACAAATCTGCGACAGAGTTCGCACGTGAAATCTTGTCGTTTCCCCTAGATGGTGTAAATTCTTGTACGGGTATCCCCATAGCACGGAATTCTTGGTACAAAGCCGCGCCAGACGATTTCTTTTCAACAATAAACGTATCTGGTTCGCAATCATTATACTCTTTTATCATCGCGCGTTTAAGTTCTGGGAACTCCATACGCTCTTTCCACGCATTTAGCAAGATGATATTGTTCTGATTGGTCTCTTCATTAAAGAAAACACCCCATAATGTCACCGCATTATAGTCGGCTCGGTTATGTGACTCTTGCGCAGCATCCAAAGACAGTATTGTATAGTCGCAACTTGGCGGGTCTTCCTTGTCCCAGAACTTCCACCACTCCCTTTTTATAATCTGAGCGCCTTCGGCCGTTGGATTCTGCAAGTATTGACTCGACCAGTACCGGGTATCCATGCCGGCACGCTTCTTTTTTAACTCTTCTAGCGGCCAGAACTCAGGCCACAATGACCGCTCATCCTCAGTACCTTCGTCTAAAATCGCTGGAAATTCAACGACTTCCCACTGATCTGCGTCCGGGTTCTTTATCATATGGTTAACAAGTTGCCCTGTTAAGTCCATCATTGACCACCGCGTCATCACTACAATAATCACACCGTCCGGCATCAACCGTTGCAGAGGACCTGACTGGAACCACTCCCAAGCCGATAAGAACACATGCGGATTACCGGTTTTAGCCTCTTGCTCTGAGTGCGGGTCATCAATTACAAATACATCAGCACCCCGACCGGCTAACGCACCACCCACACCAGCTGCATAATACTGCCCACCGTCGTTCGTGCTCCACTGCCCGGCTGCTTTTGCATCCTGATTAAGCGTTACACCTGGAAAGACAGCCCTGTAATCGTCGCTATTAACCAAATCACGCACCCGCCTACCAAAGTTAGTAGACAAATCAGCGGTATGCGTCGCCATAATAATCTTTTTATCTGGGTGATGTCCCAAAAACCAAGCAGGGAACAGATAAGAGACAAGCTCAGACTTACCCATACGAGGAGCAATGTTAACAATAATGCGTTTTTTATCACCATCGATGGCGTCTTCCAATAATTTAGCTAGTCGCTTGTGGTGCGCCCCGACTTTATAGCCTGGATAGACCGCATTTACGAAATCTAAGAGCCCACCTTGCGCAGCATCGCGTTTTGTTCGGTTGTCAAGCTCATCTAGCAGCATTAACATCTCTACCCTGTCACGTTCTGGTAGTTTTTTGACGTTACTTAATATTAATTCCCGCTCATGAGGCGGCGCTGCCTTCAGCTTTTCAAATAATTCCGCTATCATTTATACAATTATGTGCCGTAAGGTGGCTTTTGTAATTTTTGGTGTGCTCGGCAAGGGGGTTACGCCAGGATTTTGCGTTTCAAACTTAATTTCCTTGACTTTTTCGTGGGGTACGACCTCATCTTGCACCAATTCGCCCTCAATTATCAAATTAAGCTTAGCCCGCAGCCTATTTTCCAGGTCTTCCACGGAACTTTGCTTGTATGTAATCTCTTGCTTGTCCACAAACATCCCGACGTCGGCAATTTTGCCTAATAATTCAGCAGCTTTGATTTGGATACGGGCATCTTTGTTATCAAACAGCTCAATCAGCTTGTTTGTAACCATCATTCGGATTTGATCGGCGTGTTCTATAACCTTGTGGTCGTATTCATCTACGATTGCTTTGAATCGCAGGGCGCCTGCGGGGGTGGAGACTGCAAAGTCGGAAGGTTTTAGCTTTGGTCCAAGCTCAAGGGCATGGTTTTCGAATTTGGTGTGGGCGTCGGTGGCATCTTCATCCGAAAATGCGATGTCTTTAATACCTTGGCGGGCAAGGATATCTTGCGCTGTCTTAGCAGCGGCACTAATTAGTTGTTCTTCAGACACTACGTCCTCGGCTTTCATGGATTTGCGCATTATATGCGGTTCGTACAACTTAACATTATCTAGCTGGTGTTTCGTCGTCATACGGCATTGTGCGCATGAGTTTGCGGTTTTGTCAAGCGTGTTGAAAAATTTATAAAAAATTTTTAGTGGGCCCTGTTTTTTAGCAAGGGGGGTGTTTCTGTAGATTTGGTAAACGAGAGTCCAAAATCTGCCCGCAAGGGCCAGCGTATCGCGCATACAAATTTGGTGGGTGGGGCGTGGGTGGGGTTCGGGGTATGGCTTTTTGACAATCTACCTAGTATCGGTAGAATGGGAACCGTCGAAACACGACAACAACACTTAACCAAAAGGCGCAAGCCGCTATGAAAGGTATCAAAATGAAAGAGCCACAAGAATTAAAAGCAGTATTGAAATTCCAATTAGAGTTTGCACTATGGATGCATAGTGTTGGCAGAGAAGAAGAAGCTAATGAAACACTAGCTAAACTATTCAAAACCATTGAGCAAGTAGAAGGCATTTACAACCCACAATAAAACCACAGGGGACTGACAATCCCCGTTATAAAGGAACTATCATGAAAATCAAACCAATAGGCGCAAACCAAACCGTATTCCAATATGAATATCCCGGTTATGAAAAGACAATGCTATTCAGTTACGAAACACCAGTTGCTTGCATACTAGACGGCACGGCATTTAAGACTGACAAGTATTGGAGCAAGACCACAACCAAACACATAAACCAATGGCTCAAGCAATACGACCATGTAGAAGTTAGACCACAAGATTTTTTTAATGGTTTAGTTGGAGGGATTTAGTTATGTATTTTGAAGTTGATAGCATTATCGAAGTGGACGCATTGCGCGAGGAATGGGCAATAGTTAATTACACATACGACAAAGTGCGCGGCATTTACTGCGTTACTGTTTACTAAAGGGGAATAATCATGGAGCAAAACACATTAGCGAAAATAATTGACCATAACGGTTACAGGATTGAAATTCACTATGACCAATACGGGGGCGAAAGCCCTCGCCAATGGGATAATGCCGGCACGATGGCTATCTTTCATAGACGCTATGATTTTGGCGACAAGCTAGAATTCAGTAACACGGAGGATCTAGACGCATACCTAGCTAGCGGTGACTGTTACGCTTTACCTATCTATATGTATGACCATGGCGGAGTTACGATCAGCACAAACCCTTTCAGCTGCGGTTGGGATAGCGGACAAGTGGGTTATATCTACATGAGCAAAGAGAAAGCAAGGGAGGAAGCATATACCGATCCACTAGCAATATTGGAGAATGAAGTTACCACTATGGATAGTTACTTGCGCGGAGAAGTTTTTGGTTATGTTGTGTATGACGCGGAAGGACAAGAGCTGGATAGTTGCTGGGGTTATCTAGGTGATATGAAGTGGTGCATTGAGGAAGCCAAATCAGTTGCAAATTATTACGAGCGAACCACACCTAAGCAATACGAATTAGATCTAGCATAGGAGTTCCCCCCGAAAGGGGGGAACGAGTGACAAAATCAGCCAGCCAGCCAAGCGGTTCGCGCGTCGCGCACGCGTAAAATGCGAGGAAAGCCACGCTAAACTGTAACCAAATGTAACTGCCTAGGGGGGCAAGGGTTTCGGTGATAGTGGACACTAACATGGCTTTTCGTGTAACAGCGCAAGGGGTTCGGTGTAATTGTAACAAATTGTAAACGCCTAGGGGGACAAGGGTTTCAGAGGGGTTGAGGCAAGCGTGTAACAATGTAACAAAATCAAAAGCAAGACTGTTACGCGATTAAGTGCATGATTTCATTGAATAAAGTAGGTGTCGTGTAACGCGTAACGCAATATATATATATAACTTTAAATTATTATTATTATTATAAGAATGTAAGCGTGTCACGCGTCTGCGCGATTAAGCGCGGTGCTTGTTTTTCAAATTCTGTTACAAAGCGACCAAAAAACTCCGCAAGCCTAGGGGGACAAGGGTTTCAAGCGTAACAGTTTCGTAACAGCCCTGTTACACGCGCTTATAAGTCATTGATTACAAACAAATCCCGTTGTTACGCAAAAACCCCCTTTTTGTTACATCAACCCCAAAATCACGAAATTTGACAAAGTTTTAAATCGGTGTAGAGTTCACCCCATCGGTTGCGGACAAAACGGAACTGACTACTAGGGTTATAAAAAAGCCCGTTTATATTACTAAACTGAATATGGAGCGAGACGATGCAAAACACTACATTATGTTACACAGTAATTTTAAGCAAACCACAAGGCGCGAACATCGGCATTATCAGAGAGGGTGAGCGCGGTTACTACCCTACGGATTTAGATTGGGGTAACACAGACGAGGCGCAAGCCCTAGTTAGACGAGCGAACGACGCGCGAGGTATTGATGCCGATACGCAGTTGGATTATGAAATTAAATCGATGTTTGTTTGGGGGGTTTGATATGACTGATTTCAATGTTTACTTTTTATTGCACGATTTGACCACGCGCCATGTGATTTTGACAGGGCTATGGGAAAACATACAGCGCGACATACAAGGCTACATTATGGCGCACGATTTAGATGTGATTGACTTTGACTACGAGGGGGCATAGAGATGACTATTCAAGAGGCAAGAGACGAGTTTTACAGCTTAATGCGCGACGACATGGATTTTAGCGATTTATATACACATGACGAGGCGGGTTTTTACGCGTGGCTTGATGATTACAACATTGATGGACTAGACGATTAAAGGAGCATGACCATGAGAACGACAATAGAGTTTGGGGGCTTTTACGGCTCGGTGCATGAGGGATTAGTAGAGAATGCAGTAGAGGGCTTTTTTGGCGAGGACTACGCAGATGACGAGGGTTTTGAGCCTACATGGGACACCTACTACGCAAACTACATCAACGAATACACGCGGAACTTGAGCGAGTGGCTAGCAGACGAGCATGATGTAACAGTTGAATTTAAAAAGTTGAGCCTAGACCGCCCGAAATACTACAATTTTGAGACCGACAAGATAATTGCAGACCTTACAAAGCGCGACACCATGCGCCTACTGGCTAAATTTGACAAGAACATAGACTTTGATACATACTTGCTAGACGCTACGCAATCATACGATGGTTACATAAGTTTTTATACCTACGACGAGGCGAAGGCGAATAAGAACGACATCAAGGTGCAGTATTTATTAAGCTACCTATGCAACCAGTTCAACGAGCATGATATGTATGACTACTACGACCGCAACAACAGTTATGAAAGGATAATTTAATGGCTAATAGATGGATATACAGCGAGGACATTGGCAACGGAGTTTTTAGCATAGCGCAGTTTGACCAAGACACTTTCAAGTTTGTTTGGGTTGATAAGCATGGGATAGCAAACATTTTTCCCGACATGGGTGAGTTTGTTAGGTATTGCGAGGGTGAGACCGATGTGGCAAGGGCTTGCGTAGAACCATACGAGACCGACCGCGAGGGCTATGACTTTATCGATGACTTTTTAAGCATGGACGAGGTGAACTAGATATGAACATGAGCCTATACGATTTAAATAAATACTGGTTTGTGAATGACCGCTATGAGATTTACAAGGACACAGGGGTGGTATACGACACCGACCGAGCGCAAGACATACCACAAGGGATTTTCGCACTACGCGACCGACTAATGACATACAACAAAGGTAAGAGAGGACAATAAAATGAAACAGACAGTTTACTTAGGTGATTTTAGAGATGCGTTTCACAAGATGGGACGAGGTGAGCAGTTCAGCTACGAGGGGCTTGGGATTTTATTTAACTGGATTGAACAGCTAGACGATGACACAGGCGAGGAAACCGAGTTAGATGTGATTGCCCTATGTTGCGACTTTGCCGAGATGACATTGGAGGAACTGATTAAAGCCTACGATTTAGAGGACGACACGACACTTGACGAGGCATACCAATGGATTGCAGAACAGACTTTACTATGCGGTAAGACCGACCAAGATACTTTTGTATTCCAACAATTTTAAGGAGCGAGACATGAAAAAGTTTAGCGTGGTAGTGGAGTTAGAGATTAGCGAGGCAGACTATAACTGCCTACATGAGGACAACGAGGGTTGGACAATCGAGAGCGAAGTAACATCATGGTTGAGCGACTTGGGCTTTAAGGTAAACGATGTAAGAACCTATGACGAGAGCGAGGAGGTGTGATATGGCTAAATTTTTAGTATTGGCAAGTGAGCGTGTATTTTATGAGGTGGAGGTAGAGGCTAAGGATAGAGCCGAACTAGATACCCTATTGAGAGAGGGCGATGTTAGTTGGGGCGATGCCGTAGATGGGCAAGACTTTAGCGTGG